TAAAAACAGGCAAGAACGTCTGGGTCAAGTCCTGCAAAGTTGGTGACGCAAGCAAGGGGGCGATATTTCACGACTATGCAATCAAGGAGAACACATGAAGACCGTAATTGAAATGGCGCGTGAGGCTGGATTTCCCTGCATAGGTGACAGACCAATTATTGCGTGTGGGCAGGAAGAACTTGAACGCTTTGCCGAACTTGTCCGTGCTGACGAGCGTGAGCAGATAGCGCAAATGCTTGATGGCGCACCGCCACTGGTGGAGTTTGCCCAAAACGAACATGGTGGCTGTTTGATGTGTGGGTTTACGCCAAAGTTAGCTGTTGCCGCCATCCGAGCAAGGAGCAACACATGACCACCATTGCATGGAGCTTTATCGCCATCATGCTGGCGCTGCTGACACTGAGGAGCATATATGCCTGAATGAAATCACCGCTGGGAGCCTGTCCAAAGCCAACCAATTTACAAATGCGTCCGTTGCAGCGCATTTATGAGGATCATTAAGTGAACGCAGGGCAAGTGGTTCAGGTCTTCAAGTGTTTACTGGAAGCACCCCACAGCAGGATGGGGTTGGCTGAGAAAACAGGAGCAACTCCAAAGATGGTTGGTCGGCTGCTGACCGAGATGAAAGCCGAAGGGATGATCTACGTTATCTCTTACTCAAACGAACGTGATGGCCGTAACCGTGTCAAGATATACGCATTGGGTGATGGTGAAGACGCACAACCATTAAGTGCTGTTCCTCAAGAACAAAGAAGCCGCAAGAGCTACCTGAAGAAAAAAGCTATTCGTAACCCACCAAAAACAAAACTGATGTGGAGTCTGTGGCAATGAGGAAGAAAAGCAACTACAAGCCCAAGGGAATACGTCTAGATGCGCTTAATTGGGTCTTGGCTGGCCTCAAACCAATCTCTGAGTGTGGTGATGCCCTGACCGTCTTAAAGGCCAAGAATCACTCAGCACTGACAGAAGTTGTCCAGGGTAGGGGTAACCGTGACCAGATTGACATTCTGATTGCTGCCTTGAACATGACAGAAGCCTACGCTGTTCACGGTAAGGGTGAGGACTGGAGAGTTGAGATTAAAGATGCCCAAGATGCGCTGTATGAAATGGCGCTCAGAGGAGTGGAGACAGAAAAGTTCCTGTTCCGTGGGCCAGAGATGCAAGCCGTAAACCTCGCAATGGAGGTTCACGACCGACAGCTTGAGGCCTCAAACGTCAAAGAGCTTGAAAAAATGACTGACTATGTGAGGCATCAAATCCTGCACAAGAGGGCAAGACCGATCATCAGTAAACAAGAACGTCAAAGTAATGCAGAGCAAATGCTGCAAACGTAAGGCCAAGGACGATTGCCAGGGTGATGTCGAGGATGGTTTCTTTCATGGGGGACTCCTGTTGTTGATGGCTCAATTATCAGGTTATCAACAAAAAATTCCATTAGTGGAACTACCTACAGACATTTGTTGAAATCTGTGCTATGTTGTAAAATCCATGCAACTGGAGAACATCATGGCTGGACTTTTGGGAACTGAACTGGAAATCTCAATTGAGATTGAGGAAGCTGAAGAACCATCATTTGACGAGGCTGAGAACGCCAAAACCGTCAAATACATGGAAGAAGCGCAAATGTATGGGCCAAAAGACCCGAGCAAGCCTTCCAGTGACTTCTGGCGTGACCTTGCCAATTACTGGCGCATTGCCCCCGATCAGGCCAAACGCAAGCTGTGTGGCAACTGTGAATACGGTGATGACAGCCCAGAAACCAAAGAAATGTACGGTGACGAGGCTGTTTACTGCAAGAAGTTCGAATTTTCTTGCAATGAAAACAAAACCTGCAAACGATGGGGAGCCAATCATGGGAACGACTAACCAGCAGCCAATGTCGGCTAAAGATGCCAAGAAACTGGCTGAACAAACCCGTAAGCAAGCCGAGTCCAAGGGCTGGCAATCAATGGCTATGAAGTTTTCTAAACCGAAAGGCAAGAAATGAACGGCTTGTATAGCAACATTGCAAAAAAACGTGACCGCATTGAAAAGCAGAAAGCCGCTGGCAAGACTCCTGAAAAGATGCGTAAACCAGGCTCAAAGGGCGCACCCACTGCTGCCGCCTTCAAAGCCGCTGCCAAGACTGCTAAAAAATGATTAAGCGCGGCAAAGAGTCGTTTTCTGGCTACAACAAGCCAAAGGCTACGCCAAGCCACCCGACAAAAAGCCATGCTGTACTGGCTAAATCTGGTGACGATGTAAAGCTGATTCGCTTTGGTCAACAGGGCGTAAAGGGCTCTCCAGACGGTTCAAAGCGCAATGAAGCGTTTAAGGCTCGCCATGCTGAGAACATCGAAAAAGGCAAGATGAGCGCGGCTTACTGGTCAAACAAGGTTAAGTGGTGAGGTAAATATGGCTGGATTACTTGGACAAATCTTTAGTGCTGGCAACGTAGCCAAGAGACAACTACGTGATTTGCTTGGTAATCCAGTATTGGCCGCACAGCAAATGGCTGGCAATCTGAACGACAGAGCGCGTAACCTGAACGAGATGACTTCAGCAGCAGCGCAAGAGGGCATGGACTACGGGCCAGCATCGCAGCGTTTGGCTGGTTTGATGGCTGATGCTTACAACCCTATAGGGTTGACTGTGTTTCATGGTAGCCCTGCCAAATTCAACAAGTTTGACCGCACCAAGATTGGTTCTGGTGAGGGCGCTCAGGCTTATGGGTATGGTCACTATGTGGCCGAGAAGCCAGATGTAGCTAAGGGCTATCAAACAACTGTAACAAGAGATTTGGTTGCGCCCGCACAAAGGGCGCTTGAAAAAGCCAATGGGAATATTGATGCAGCTATCCAAAAGTCTAGCAAAGAAGCGCAACGGCTTCAATCTTTGGATGTAACGGCTGAAACTGGCTTGGCAAAACGCAATCAATTGCTTGCTACTGAGTTGTCAAAAATTGAAGAATTAAACAGATACAAACAGAGTGGCGAGTGGTCAAGCGGTAATTTATATGAAATTGATTTGCCTGATGAGCAAATTGCAAAAATGCTTGATTATGACAAACCGTTAAAACAGCAATCTCAAGAAATTAAAGATTTTGTCCAAAGTGATGGCAGACCTTTGTTAGAGATGTTCCAAAGGTTGCAGGCTAATCCAACAACAAAAGGCGCATACAGATCAATTATGGATATGCCGGGAAGTTTGTTGCTTGAGTCTTTAGGCAAGGGTGGAGTTGGCGAGGAACGACTTTTAAAAGCTGGGATTCCGGGTATTAGATATTTTGATGAAGGCAGCAGGTCTAATTTCCAAGTTCAAAACACCGTAAAAGGCAATCCCTATGGTGATCCTGTATCTTTTATGACAGAGCAACAGGCAAAAGATTACGTAAAAGAACAGATGGAAAAAGGATTTGGCACTGAAATGTTGCCAAGAACCCAAAATTTTGTAGTCTTCCCCGGTAACGAAGATTTGCTTACAATCCTCAAACGCAACGGTGGATTGCTAGAGCCTCAACCAAAAAACTTTGAGACTTCTGTAACTGATGCTTCACAAATTTTTGGTGAAGGCGCAAAACGCATTAAATACACAGACCCCAATAGTGGCGGCATGATTGACGTATTGCAAAGACCAGATGGAACTGCCTCAGTTTTGGGTCTTGAAGTACCAGAAGCAATGAGAGGCCAAGGCATAGGCCAAAGTCTTCAATCACAAGTAATGCAAGACTTCCCTGAAATGATGGGCCAAGTATCTTCAAGGGCCGCAGCAAAGACTGCTTATCGTTTAGGCCGCAGACCTCCCAATCAGCCTGATGCAACTCTTGATGATGTGTATAAAATCATGGATGAGTATTCGTCAGTAAACTTAGTTTCTCCTGAGATGCAAAAAAGGTTTATGCAAAGTTTGCTAGACTAACAACCCCGCTGATGTAAGTCAGCACTAACTTGACCAACCTACGGGAGTCAAACCAAGATGAATAAATTAGAGGCCGGAAAACCTGAGAATTTAACCAACCGTGGCAGGGGAAGGCCACCTGGAAGCGTTAACAAGGCCACCAAGACGTTTAGAGAGACTGTTAGTAGGTTGCTAGAGGATAACGCTGAAAACGTCTCTAAATGGCTCACAGAGGTTGCCGAAGGAAGTGTCGAGAAAGAACTGAAAGCAGACCCCAAAGCTGCTTTGACACTTCTAGCCCAAATGGCTGAATACGCAACACCAAAGCTAAACCGCACTGAAGTTACTGGCGATGGCGGTGGGCCTGTTGAGGTTTCTGCTATTCAAATCAAGCTGGTCAAGCCGAATGAATCTTGAACTGGATTTCCCTGAAAAGCTAGGATTCCTGTTTGAGCCGCACAGATACAAGATTCTTTATGGTGGGCGTGGGTCTGCCAAGTCTTGGTCGGTTGCTCGAGCTTTGATCGCCATTGCTGTTCAAAAGCCAACCAGGATACTTTGCGCCCGCGAGTTGCAGAACTCAATCTCTGATTCTGTGATTGCTCTATTGGGCGACCAAATCAAGGCTATGGGGCTTGAGTCGCTGTTTGACGTACAGCGTACAGCTATCTACGGAAAGAACGGCTCTGAGTTCAGTTTTGCGGGTCTGAAGCACAACGTCACCTCAATCAAGTCCTTTGAGGGTGTGGACATCTGCTGGATTGAAGAAGGTCAAGCAGTGTCTAAAGTCTCATGGGAAACGCTGATACCCACCATCCGTAAGCCTGACTCAGAGATATGGGTGACCTTTAACCCTGATTTGGACACAGACGAGACTTACAAGCGTTTTGTGGTCAACCCTCCAGCCAGTGCCAAGATTGTCAAGATGAACTGGACAGACAATCCGTGGTTCCCTCAAGTGCTGAAGGACGAACTGGAAGACCTGAAGGCTAGGAACATCGACTCCTACCTGAACGTCTGGGAAGGCCATACCCGCCAGATGCTCGATGGTGCTGTGTACGCCAACGAACTACGCAAGGCCCAAGAGGAAGGCCGAGTCCGTGAGCTGATTATTGACAAGTCCATCCCTGTACAAACATTCTTTGACCTTGGATGGGCAGATATGACTTCAATTTGGTTTGTGCAAGTGATCCCAGGCGGAGAAGTAAGGTTTATTGATTTTTATCAGAACTGCCAAAAAACCATTGACCATTACGCTCAAGTCTTGCAAGACCGCGGCTACATTTATAAAGATTGGTGGCTGCCCCATGATGCCGAACACAAGAACATGACAGGGAAGTCTGTCAAAGACATTCTTCAGGGCATGGGTAAACCCATCAGGATCACGCCAAAGCTGTCAATTGCTGACGGTATCAACGCAGCCAGAACATTGATGGACAGAGCGTTTTTTGATGAAACAAGATGCGCTGACGGTTTGCAGAACCTGCGTCATTACCGCTATGACGTAGACCCAAATACTAAGATGTTTTCCAACAAGCCACTGCACGATCAACACAGTCATGCCGCGGATAGTTTCCGATATGCCGCGGTTGGCCTAGATGAAAACGTGGGAACTTGGGGCAAGTCAATTAACGTAATACCGAAATGGGTGGTCTAAATGATGATGATGAAACAAGGCGATATTGCCAACGCCAAACGGGTGGCAGAGCTTGAAAAGCGTGTTGAAATGCTTGAAAATCTAGTTAAGGCATTACAATGCTCAGAACGCCCAAAGGTCGGGCGACCTCCAAAGGCAAAAGATGAGTCAGCCAAGCAACAGGAAGCAAGCTAAGGCTCTAGGGCTTAAAACTTACTTTACTGGTAAGCCATGTAAGCGTGGCGGCATTGCGGAGCGCAGACTGAATGGCGATTGTTTGTGTGAACAATGCGTTGCTTTTACTAAAGCCCTAAAAGCAAGTCATCAGGCTGAAAACAGGCATAAGCGTATTGCTTGGGCTGAAAACAATCCTGAAAAGATGAAAGCTTATAAGGATGCGTGGGCCATCAAAAATAAAGAAGTGCAAGCTGAACGCATTAAGCAGTGGAAAAAAAACAATCCTGAAAAGGTGCACGCAGATTTCCATAAGCGCCGAGCATCAAAAATAAAAGCAACGCCTTGTTGGTACGGTGAATTTGATAGTTTTGTTATGCACGAAGCATCACGCCTTGCAAGGTTGCGTCAGTCCATCACTGGGGTAAAATGGCACGTAGACCACATGATTCCTTTGCAGTCTAAGGAAGCCAGTGGATTTCACTGTGCCAGCAACATTCAAGTTATTCCAGAATGGATGAATGTTTCCAAGGCAAACAGAATGATTTATTCTGAACGTAACGAATGGTTGGC